CCCGCTGGCACTCGGGCACGTCGGTGAAGGGGCTGGTGTCCTTGTAGCTGGCCACGTTGTAAGCCATCAGGTTGGACATGACAACGGCCATCTCGTTACGGGTGACCTTGGCCTCAGGATTGAAGTTGCCCTTCTCGTCGCCGACCATGATGTCAACGGCCTTGAGCACCTCAATGGCTTCCTGATTCTGCTCGGAAGTCACGTCCGCATAGCTCGCGGCGCTGCTGCCCATCACCATCAGACCAGAGATCATGGTCGCGGTGAGGCCCAGGCTGAGAGCACGCTTCAGGTTTCTCATTGGAATTCCTCCTTGATTTTTCAAGCTGTAGGGGCGGGTCATCCTCTTCCAGAAGTTGGATCGTATTTCCCAAATGTCAGGTATAGAGTACCAACGATCAGAGAAGCACCCATTCTGTGGGAGCATAACTCCCCTTGCACAGCCACTTGGTTATGTTGTTGTTGCACCGGTCACCTGGGAGACCTGTGCATACACTGCAAGATACACTTCTAAGAAGGCAAACACCCAATCTTCGCAGTTTTTTGAGAGTTTTGGTATCGAACCGCCCTTTACTCTGATGTCCCGTAAACCAGGTATTGGACGTGATTTTTACGATGACCATCCGGATGTCTACCAGCATGAATTTATCAACGTGTCTACCAAAAATGGTGGAAAGAAGTTTCGTCCACCCAAGTATTTTGATCGGCTCTTGGAGCAGGATGATCCTGAATTGTTTGCTCAGCTGAAAGAGCAGCGTAAAGAGCGTGCCAAGGAGACCCAGCAGGCCAAGGCCGCTAAGTCCACTATGTCTTTCATGCAGGCCCTTGAGGTCGCAGAGAGTAATAAATTGGCTTCGGTCAAAAAATTGAAAAGGGAGTTGTGATTATGGCCCGTATTTCTCGTTCTGATTTGGAGAGTTTTCTTGTATGCCTTGAGTATTTGGCTGCGGATTGTCTGAAATGTGCTGCTAATGAGTCTGATGGATACAAGGAACAGTTTTATCGTGGTAAAGCTTTTGCTTATGTGCTTGCGGCCGAACTTTTGAAGGAGGATTTTTTAAATGGCAAGAAAGAAGATGCGTAAAGGCAAGGATGCTAAGGTATTCCGCCGGACTGCTTCGGCATCTAAGAAGATCAATGTGGATCCTACGATTTATCGAGGAGGTATCAGATTGTAATGGACCCGTCTCCTTGTCGCACTATGCGTGCTTTTATGCGCCGTCTTGGTTTTCATTCGCCGTCCGTCAGAAGGTCCAAGGATGTTCCCGGCCAGTATGTTGTTACTGCTTATGATCCGGTAGAACGTTACAATTTTTGTCGTTCTTATACTCTTGAGGAAATTAAGTGTATTACCCATGCAAGTAAAATTTTTTGGAGGTTTATCAAATGAAGTTTAACGTTTATGCAATGCGTGATCTCAAGTCCGGTTTTTTGACCCCTACTGTGGATCAGAACGATGCTATGGCTTCTCGGAACTTTGCTTCCTCGATCCAGCGTTCTGAAGGTGTTCTTTTTACCCATAAGTCTGATTTCCAGCTTTATCGGATCGGTGAGTATGATACAGATCTTGGAGTGATCAACCCTGAAGATTTTCCCGTCCTGGTTGCCGATGGAAAGGATGTGTGATGTATGCAGTTCAAGACCCGTTATGATCCCCATGACCGGATCCACGCTGAATCCGGCTCCGGCGTCAAACAGCTCTATGCTCCCCGATTTGATGATGACGGCCACATGGAGTTGGTCGAAGCCGGTACAGAAGATCTCTACGGTTTCATCCAGAGCTACAAGGATTCGTGCGATATTAACGTGATTCTGGAGCGTTTTGCGGAAGGGGATGTCCATGCACTCAATCGCCGTCAGGCTATGTTTGCTGATTTCACTCAGTTTCCTAGTACTTATGCTGAGGCGTTGAATTCGATTGCCGCCGCTGAGGATTTCTTCAATGGCCTTCCTGTTGAGACCCGCGCTCAGTTCGGCCATTCGTTCAATCAGTTCCTGGCCGCCATGGATAAGCCCGACTTCCCGGATCGCATGGGCTGGAAGCCCGCAGATCCGAAGGATGAACAACAGCCCGCTGCACCAGTTCCGCAGGATCCGGTTGCTCCCCCTTCTGGTTCAGGCTCCGCCCAGCCGGCCCAGCCACCCTTGAACAACTAATTCGGAGGTGTTACAGTGAATCGCAATGTTGAAAGTCATTTTGCGCTCAATCCCACTCGTCTTGATCTTAACCGGTCTCGCTTTGACCGTTCATCCTCTGTTAAGCTGAGTTTTAACGTTGGTGACGTGGTTCCCTTCTACGTTGACGAGGTTCTTCCCGGCGACTCTTTCCAGATCCGTACTTCTAAGGTCGTTCGTATGCAGACGCTTCTAACCCCTCTGATGGATAATATTTATCTGGACACTTATTTCTTCTTTGTTCCGAACCGTCTTACCTGGGAACACTGGAAGCAGTTCAATGGCGAAAACACGGAATCTGCTTGGATCCCTCAGACTGAATATCAGGTCCCTCAGCTGACGGCCCCAGCTGCGGGGTGGTCTGTTGGTACGATTGCCGATTACATGGGTATTCCCACTGGCGTTAAGAATCTTTCTGTTAATGCGCTGCCATTTAGAGCTTATGCGCTCATCATGAATGAGTGGTTCAGAGATCAGAACTTGACGGATCCGCTCAATATTCCGGTTGACGACGCCACCGTGCAAGGCGTCAATACCGGAACTTATGTTTCTGATGTTGCTAAAGGTGGCCTTCCTTTTAAGGCCAGCAAGTATCACGATTATTTCACTAGCTGTCTTCCGGCTCCTCAGAAAGGTCCGGACGTGACGATTCAGACCGCCCAGCTTGGCAATGCTCCGGTTGTACCGATGAATAAGCCTGTTCCTAAGGATTTGCTTAATTATCCGTACAATGTTTATATTCCTAATGGTAATGGTGATTTTGAGGCTGGTTATCATGCTGGTTCTGTTCATAAGAATGCGTTCGGTGGTGCGTATTGGCTTGCGGATACTGGTAATGCGGATTTGGATCCGACCATTGATAATGGTGTTGCCGGTTACCCTGCTAATCTCTGGGCTCAGTTTGATAACACTGTCTCCGTTGCTACTATCAATGAGCTGAGAACTGCTTTTCAGATCCAGAAGCTTTATGAGCGTGATGCTCGTGGCGGTACTCGTTATATTGAGATCCTGAAATCTCATTTTGGCGTCACTTCTCCGGATGCTCGTCTCCAGCGGCCTGAGTATCTTGGTGGATCCCGTGTTCCCATCAATATCAATCAGGTTATACAGCAGAGTTCTACCGCCGAAGGCACTACTCCTCTTGGCGATACTGCTGCTTATTCTTTGACTACCGATGTTCATGGCGATTTCATGAAGTCTTTTGTGGAGCATGGTTTTGTTATTGGCGTCATGGTTGCCCGCTATGATCATACCTATCAGCAGGGTATTGAACGCTTCTGGAGCCGTAAGAGTCGCTTTGATTATTACTGGCCTGTCCTGGCGAACATTGGTGAACAGGCCGTGTTGAACAAGGAGATCTATGCCCAGGGTACTGCCCAGGATAATGAGGTCTTTGGTTATCAGGAAGCCTGGGCTGATTATCGGTACAAGCCGAATCGTGTTGCCGGTGAGATGCGTTCCACTTATGCTCAGTCTCTGGACGTTTGGCATCTTGGCGACGATTATTCTCAGCTTCCTAAGCTGTCTGATTCCTGGATCCGTGAGGATAAGGCTAACGTCAATCGTGTTATCGCTGTTTCGGATCAGAACGCTAATCAGCTATTTGCTGATATTTACATCCAGAACCGGACTACTCGGCCGATGCCGCTTTATTCCATCCCCGGTCTGATTGACCATCATTAACCATTTGCCTGATTTCGGGAAAATGGTCATTTAGCCCCCTGGGAGTTCCCAGGGGGCTTTAAGAAAGGAAGAGTATATATGCCTAGTTCTGCTCAAAAAGTTTCTCAGGATATTGGAGGCCGTTCTAATCCCAATTGGTCCTCTGGATCCTCTTCCGGTGGTTCTTCTGTCTCTGATATGTTTGATAAGTACGCTGCCATGATTAAGGCCAATGCTGCCGAAAACAATGCCTGGTCTGCTGAGCAGGCTCAAATTAATCGTGATTGGCAAGAGCGTATGTCCAATACCGCTCATCAGCGTGAAGTTGCTGACTTGAAGAAAGCTGGTCTTAATCCTGTTCTTTCTGTAAACGGCGGCCAAGGGGCCGCTACTACTTCCGGCGCTACTGCGTCCACGGATACTTCCGCTAATTCCGCTATTGCCGGGATCCTTGGTTCCATTCTCCAGTCTCAGGTCAGCCTAGAGAATCAGCGTCTTTCAGCTCAGACTAACCTTGCGGTCGCAGAGAAGTACAATGCTATGTCCAAGTACACCGCTGAGCTGAACAGTCAGACCCAGTTAAGCACTGCCAATATCTCCGCTGCTACCAGCCGTTGGATCGCTCAGCTTCAGGCCACGACCTCTATTAGCAATACTCAAGCTCAGGTTGCTGCCAGTAAGATCAATGCACAGATCGCCGCCGCCGCTCAGCGGTATGGTTATCAGCTTCAGTCCTGGACTTCTACTGAGGTGGCTAGGATTAACGGACAGATTAACAAAGAGCTCAAGCAAATGGGTATTGATGCAGATTTTGATATGAAAAAGATGTATCCTGGTTCTATTTGGAATGTCCCTGGCTCCCTGGCTGAGAATGCAAGTGATCTTTTGGATTCTGCCAAATCGTCTGCTAAGTCTGTCATTGATCGTGCGAAATCTGCTTGGGATAACAGTTTTGGAAGTTGGAAGGAGTATGCTGATGCCTTTAAGTGAAGATGCGCGTGGGCTTATTTCCCCCGCGCACTCGGGCCCATTACCTTCTTGATGTAATGGGCCCGAGTGACACCACACAGGCTATCAGAGGGCATTGACGGAGCACCGAAGATAGCTTATACTGACGGTAGGAAGGAGTGTGTGTTATGGAATCTTTACTCATGATAATCCTTATGTTTGGGATGCTTTTCCTGTGCCATCGTATGTTGAGGATTCTTTGGGAGTTTATTCGTAAGTTTTTAGGTAGGTGATTATGTGCCTTGTTATCACCCTCTTTTGGGCTATCCTGCTGGTGTGTCTCGTGAGACGGGTAAGATGCAGTATCATATCGTTCCAGCTTCCGATCCTCGTGTGATGGATCCTTACTGGAAGGATCAGCTGATCCAGATTCCCTGTGGCAAGTGCATTGGTTGCCGTTTGGAGTATTCTCGTCAATGGGCGAACCGCTGTATGTTGGAATTACAGTACCATGATTCGGCGTACTTTGTGACGCTCACTTACAACGAGGAGCACGTTCCCCGCACTGGCCTTCATGGTGAGATGTCCTTGAGGAAGCGTGATTTTCAGCTTTTTATGAAGCGCCTCCGCAAGAAGTATTCGGATGATCGGATCCGCTTCTATGCTGCTGGTGAGTATGGTACGACGACACAGCGCCCACATTACCATGCGATTTTGTTTGGCCTTCACCTGGATGATCTCCAGGTTTATAAGAGCAAGGATAGTTTTAAGTATTTTACTAGTCCTGGTTTACAGAGGGTTTGGAGTGTGGTAGAATCAAGCAAGGATAGCATAACGCCCCTTGCACCTCTGAAAACGTGCGAAAAACAGGAGAAAATCCGAAAAAACTGCCGCTTTTCCGACCCAAAAATCATCCCGTGGTGGACGTCGATCCACGC